AAGCCGCCCCCCGACGACGAGAAGGACAAGAAGGACAAGGAGGCGCGCGCGGCGGCTGCTGCAGCGGCGTCGACGGCGTCCGCCTCGGCGAGCTCCTCGCCGGAGCTCATCGCGATCACGCGCGAGCTCCACGCCATGAAGGCCGAGCGCGCCGCCGAGAAGGAGGCCGCGCAGCGGGCGCAGCTCCTCGCCACGCGTCCGGACTTCTCGGACACGGTCCGCGCGACGCTCGCCAAGGCCCCGATGGCGGTCCTCGAGGACGCCGTTAAGACCTGGCCGAAGATCGCCAGCCGCGCCGCGGCCCTCGCCGGGGCGGCGGGCGGCTCGATGGTCACCGGGACGCGCGGCGAGAGTCAGAACGGGGACGGCGGCTCGACGCTCTCGCCCGCCGACGCCGCCGATCTGGATCGGCGCATGGGCCTGCGCGCCGAGACGGGGGGCGTCAAGCGCGAGGGCCGGCACTTCGAGATCGGCGTGGTCTCCCCGGAGGCCGCGCGCGCGCATCTCGCGAAGAAGGTCCCGGGCGCCCCGCTCCCGGGCAACGGCAACGGCGCCGCGCTGGCGGCCGAGGACCTCGATTCGTAGCGCGGGCCTCGCCCTCGCCATCCCCCACCGAAGAGGAGCACGACGAAGATGACCGCTCTTGTCCAGGCCCGCATGGGGCGGGAAACCGCCGTCAAGGAGATCCAGCTCGCCCTCGCCGCGGGGGCAGTGGCCTACCAGAGCGGCCGGTGCTGCATCGATACGGCGACCAACACCGTGAAGCCGCCCGCCGGGGGGGTGAACACGCTCGTTTCGATCGGCCAGTTCGCCGAGACGGTCGACAACAGCGCCGGCACCGGGACGACGCTCGTGAACGTCGACCTCGACGAGGAGATCTTCCTCCGCTGGTACGACAACGCGACGGGCGGCGCGGCCATCGCCGAGCCCTCGCTCGGCAAGACCGCCTACTGGGTGGACAACAATACCGTGGGCGGCACCGCGGGCAGCAACAGCAAGGCCGGCCGCGTGTGGTTCACCGATCCCGTCAACGGCGTCGCGGTGCAAGCCGTCGACCCCGCCTCGCCCGCGCTCCTGTAGTCCCCCACCTCGAAGACGAACCCGACCGACCTCGCTGATCGCGCCCTCGAGGCGCTCCACCGGAGACAACGACCATGCCCGCTATCACCCCGTCCTTCGTCTTCGAGTACGAGCGCCGCATGCGGGCGATCACCGAAAACGAGTACATGCGCCTGGTGGCCGACCTCTGGTGGCAAAAGGTGGCGCGCGTGCTCCCGAGCGGCGGCAAGGCCGAGCGGATCACGTGGCTCCTCTCGACGGCGATGATCGAGGAGGTCGGGCTCGGCGGAAACATCACCTTCGAGGACATCGTCTCTCAGACGGTGGAGTACGTGAGCAAGCGCGCCGGCAAGGGCATCAAGGTCCGGCGCGATCAGATCGAGGACCTCGACGGGACGGGCCTCGACATCCTCGCGAAGTGGTCCGGGGACATGGGCGCGTATATGGCGTATTGGCCCCAGAAGAGGATGGCCCAGCTCCTCCTCAACGGCGCGGCGACCGACGGGAGCGCGGCGAGCTACGACGGCAAGCCCTTCTTCGCCGACGCCGCGAACGCGCACCCGCTGAACCCGTACGCCCCGAACCGCGGGACCTACCTCAACTGGTTCCACGGCTCGGCGTCGGGCGCGCAACCGGGCGCGCTCCCGATCGATGACTCGGTGTCCGTCGAGACCGCGCTGGCCAACCTCGGGAAGGTCATCGCCGCGATCAAGGGCATCAAGATGCCCAACGGCGAGGATCCTCGCTTCCTGTCGCCGGTGGGCCTCATCGTCCCGCCGCGCATGGTGCCGCGCGCGCAGCAGCTCACCAATGCCAAGTTCATCGCGCAGGCCGCGAGCAACTCGGGCGCGGGCTCCGGCGACGTCGAAGCGCTGATCCGCAACTGGGGGCTCGCCGAGCCCATCGAGGCCGACGAGCTCGCGGGGACGACCTCGTACACGTTCACCGCCCCGAACGGCGCCAAGAAGACCGTCACCGGGAGCGATACGACGTACTACGTCGTGTGCCGCGAGCTGACGACGACGCAGCTCGGCTCGCTCGTGTACGTCGAGCGCAAGCCGTTCAAGATCACCTACTACACGGGTGACAGCGGCGGCACGGGGATGGACGCGATCCTCGATCGCGCGAACGCGTTCGAGTACCACTGCCAGGGCCGCAACGTCTCGCAGTACGGCCACCCCTACGGCCTGTTCCGCATCGACTCGATCTGATCACTCCCGCGGCATCACACCCACGTCCGCGCGCTTCCCTTCCCCCGCCCCGGTAGGCCGGCACCCCGCCGAGACCCCGGGGCTTTGGGGGTAAAGGCGCCCCGTGTTCCCCTACCTCGATCTCGCTGGCTTCCGAGCGCGCACGGCGATGCCTGCGCCGGACGTCGACGCGCTCGAGCGGCTCTCGACGGGCTACATCGCGCGGCAGATCGCGCTGGCGAGCTCCTACGTCAACTCGCGCCTCCGCAAGCGCTACGGCAACGCGGGGAACGTGAACGCACTGCCGCTCGGCCGGAACCCGCCGGCGCTCCAGGCCGCGGGGAGCGCGCCGCCCGGTGTCGCCCTGCAGGGCCGGCCCTCGCTCGGGAGCCTCGAGATCCGCATCGAGATCGAGACGCCGGGCGGCTACGGCGTGGGGACGTTCCGGTGGAGCGCGGACGGGGGCCTCACGTGGCAGCAATCGGGCGTAACCCTCGCGCCGTCGGTGGTCTTCGGGACGACGGGCATGACGGCGATCTTCCCGCCGGGCCCATACGGCACGGATCACGTCTACCAGGCGGCGACGCCGGTACCCGAGGCGGTCCTCGGGTGGATCGTGCGCATGGTCACGTTCCAGGCGTACAACCGCCGCGGCCGCAACATGCAGGACCCCGCGCTCGGGGACGTCGTCAAGGACCGCGACGAGGCGCTCGCCGACCTCAAGGAAGCCGCGGACTCGAACACGGGTCTCTTCGATCTCCCCGTGAACGAGGACGCGGACTCCGCCGTCACCACCGGCGGCCCGCTCGCGTACACGGAAACGAGCCCGTACGTCTGGGCGGATCAGCAGCGTCACGTGGGGCGCCAGGAAGACCACAACCGCCGGGGGTCCTCGTGAACGGCTTCGAGCTCGTCGACCGCATGATCGAGGCGGCGAAGGCGGCCGGGCAGGTCCCCGAGGAGACGGCGAAGCTCGCCGCGCCGCGCATCGAGGCGGCGCTGCAGAAGACTGCGGCCGCGGGGACGACGCCAAGCGGCGAGGCGTGGGCGCCGCGCAAGAAGGACGGCGGGCGCGCCATGGCTGGCGCCGCGAAGGCGATCAGCGTGCGCGCCATCGGCTCGAGCGTCCGCGTCACGCTCTCGGGCCCCGAGGTGGTCCACCACTACGGCGAGGCGAAGCGTGGCACGCCGCGGCGCCAGGTGATCCCCGACGCCGGCGAGCTCCCCGCGCCCGTCGTCGCGGCCGTCGAGGACGCCGCGCGCCTGGCGTTCGCGCGCGCCACGGGAGGGCGGTAGCGCCATGGGCAACCGCTCCGGTCTCCTCGCGCTGCGCGATGGCATGGCGGCCAATTTCGAGGCGTGGGGCGTCATGGCCACCGTCGGCGTCGTGTCCTTCAAGGAACGATGGCGCCAGGACAATCAAGGGCCGGGAGGCGCAAACCGCGTGCTCCTCATGCCGGGCGCGCATGACGGGAGCGAGACGCCGAAGTCCGTCGACGGCGGCGAGCTCACGAAGCCGCGGCACACACACGCGCAGGTCCGCGAGCTGGCGGGGTGGAACAAGCTCGTCACCATGAGCGTGTGGGCGGTGGACGCGTCGAGCGAGACCGCGAAGGCGGACGCCGCCAGCCAGATCGAGGCGGTCGAGGACCTTCTCGAGCTCGCGGTCCGCGCCGCGCACAACGCGGTGATCCTCGGGCCGGCCGCGCCCCCGGAGCCGCTCGCGCAGGGCACGGCGATCGCCAACGGCGGCCAGGCCATGCAGACGCTCGTCCCGCCTGCGCCGCTGGCGGTGGGGCTGGCGGACATCGTTTGGGGTAAGGTCCGCTGGATCCAACCTCCGGTCGAGTGGGCCTTCGGGCTCGAGCTCCTCGTCCAACTCGTCCACCGCGGGCCCCTGTTCGACGTCTTCGAGGATCACGCGTTTCCCTCGCCCGTTGTGCACCGCAACCCCCCGACTTGAGAGGCACGGCAAGCCATGGTCCCCAGCGTCAAGGTCAAGAAGGTCGACGGACAGACCGGCGTCACGCGCCCGGGTTCCGAGGGGATCCTCGCGATCATCGGTAGCGGTACGACGGGGACTCAGAACCGCGCCGCGGGCTTCGCGCGACAGGACCTCATGCTCGCCGCCGTGGGCCCGGGGACCCTCGTCGAGTACGCGGCCTACGACATGAACGTGTCGGAGAACGCCGTCGTGGGCGTGCGCGCCTCGACCTCGGTCCCCGGTGCGTACAGCGCGATCACGAGCACGCCCGGCACCGGGACCTCGGTGGTCACCGCCGGCACCGATCAGCCCGTGGACGAGTACCCGAGCGTTCTCGTCACGATCGTCAAGGGCGGCACCGTGGGCGCGCCGGGGATGACGTACACGGCGACGCTCGATGGGATCATCGTCTCGGCCGAGACCGCGATTCCCGCGCCCTACAACAAGATCGGTCCCATCCCGCTCCCGCCCGC